TGCAACAAATGGAATAAATGGACCAAATCAAGGAAATAGTTTATTTAGTAATAAAAATTTTTTAATTATTGCCTTAATATTTCTATTAACGTTGTCGTTTTTAGGAATAAATTTAATTACCCTGGTCGGTAATTTTTTACAACAGATTGTATTCCTACTTACACCATTAATTAATCAAGTATTATTTATATTTGGGTACACAAGTGGTACCGTTATAAATAAAACAACAGATGTAGTTGCCGATACAGCTAAAGGAACAATTGACATTGCCGGAGGAACCCTACATAGTATCGGAAATTTACTACAAAATACGGGAACACCAGTCCAATTAGGTTCATTAAAAATAGATAATTCAATTAATAGGTCTACTATGAAACCCTACTCTGAGCCCAAACCAGATACTACTGAAAATCCTATTCAAAAACCAATAAGTTCCAATAAAACCAATTGGTGTTTAGTTGGTGAGTATGAAGGACGTAGGGGATGCATTGAAGTTGGAGAACATGCCAAATGCTTATCTGGTCAAGTTTTCCCCGACCAAAAGTCATGTTTAAATCCTACACTCACAAATAACATGACACCTACACCTATAAAGAAATAAATGTAATATTAATTTAATAGGTAAAATATATATAAAATACTTCTATCATTATATATATTTTTATGATAACTACATTAAATATTTTAAAAGCGTTTGTCTTGCAACTAGAAAACGATAAATGGTTTGTACACATATCTACCTTACATAATAAGGATGCAAACCTAGACTACATTAAATATGAAAGTACTTGTCTTTTTGATTTTGTAAACAAAAATCCGCCAATCAAGATTTATGAGATAATAAATATAACAAATAAATATGAAATCAATAATATTGTAAAAACCTACATGGAATATTTTGGAATAGATAATGTACGAGGCGGTATATACAGCGACGAAATATTACCCAATTATCTTATTCAAAGTCTAGAACTAGAGATGAAATCTCCCTTGGAAAATTATGAAAAAAAGGTCGCCATTTTTGATTCTCTACATAAAAAGGAAAATGTAACCATAAACGATTTTCAACATAGACAGAATGAATATATTAATTTATTAAATACCGGATACTTGGACATTACAAGAGACTTTTTTACTGAATTAGAATGGTTACGTAACATAGTTGATAGTTTTACACCATCTTGCGTTGAAAACGCCCAGATGGCAACGTTACCTTCAATCATTTACGCAAATGATGTGGGCATTTTGAATGAGAAAAGGCATGTTACAGGAGAAAAACAAAAAAGAGTATTAAACAATAATGATAGATACCTAAGCTTATTAAATAAATTTACTATGGTTAGAGAAAAGTATTTTCAATTAGATGAAACAATAAAACATATTGATATGTCACCTTTTTTACGTTACCCCAATTTTATTTTTGATTTCTTTATGTATCATAAAAGTTGGAAGAATAGAAATTGGGAAGAAGGTAAAAAAAACGCACTAGAATTAATTAACCATTATGAGTTAATGGGATATACAATAATTAATATAATAGATTGCCAGGAATTTGATTTTTACAATCCTATATTAATTACTTGTTAAATTAAATAATCCATTTGCGTAATTTACGCAAAATAATGCGGCAGTTGATGATGAAGAAATAGTAGCGTTTATAGTTAATTGAAAATCATACACAAAATTCGGGCTTGTATTTAACAGCATATGTTCAATATTAATTGTATCTATAACCGCAAAATAGTTATATATTGATGTGTTGGTTGACGGTACAAAATTATTAATTATTTTTGTCACCGGGTACATGGTACTATTTCCAAAACTATGCGAATAATATTCGCCTACAAAATTACCGCTGTAATATACATCTAATATAATAGTATTTATTTTTATAGTAATAGGACTATTATTAATTGAAAATATACCGAGTGGGATTTTTAATAAAAAATCATAAGTGGGATTATCAATAATACTAGTTATTAATACCATACCTATATTAGTAGGAATACCAGATGGTATTAACACATTATTAACCGGTTTTGTTAACCATCTTTGATTTATAGTTTCTCTTTCTGATTGACTATAAGCTGCATCACTAATACTATAATTTATGTAATTATACAATGGTACTGTTTCATCATCTATCAAATTAATGACAGGTCCGGGAACGTTACATGCAAAAGTTGGTGTTGGTTTTAATCTATCGCTAGAGCAAATTAATCCATTTACAATAATATCATAAATATAATATCCTTTGTAGCCGTTTATTTTTACTGCATTAACATTCGTTTTATAATTTGCACTGTCACCTAAATAGGTAATATTTAATTTATCTGGATAATTTACTGTTACTGTATTATAATTACCGTTTGCATCCAAGGTAGTAATAACAACACTTTGAAAACTTTGATTTTGCGTAGGTGCTTTCCCGTTTACTAATTGAACAAACAATTCGGCTTTGGTAAAATTATTCCCTTTTGTTGAACTCAAATTATTATTATACTTCAATACCTCGGCTTTTCGTCTCATATCTAATTGAAATTTTGTATAATTACCGTTATATGGTGAAACCGGTGTAAATCTAAATTGAGGGTTATTAAATAATAATTGCTTACTTCTTTGATAACATAGTTGTTGTATTGAAATATTTGTGGTTGTTCCAGACATATATTATATAATGTTAACTCACATTATATAATTCTATTCTTAAATCTTAAATCTTATTATAATACCATAAGGATGATAAGTAATTAAATCCTCCAGAGGTACTATTATTGTTACCATCAGCACTTGCGCTTGTATTAGGTCCCCAATAAACAATGTTATTTATTTCAATTACACTCAATGCATGATTAAAATACCGTAAATCAGATAAATTACCATTAAATCCGTTATTTTGGCAAACATTAATATCATTATAATTCTGTTTAGGTACTAATGGTAAATTTAAACGTCCGGATATGGTACCATTAATATATACGTCAAGCATCGTATTCTCTAACCTTATTACAACATTTACCCATTTACGGATTGGTATGGAATCAACCACCAATGTATTATTAGAATCGTTAGTTTTTGAAGTATTCATAATTACCTGTATTTTAGCGGTACTACCTGTATTGGGTGAGATATACAAACCAGGTCCATTATTAACAGTAGTAATATTATTAGTGCCAAAATTTAAATCACCTTTATTAAAAACCATTTGATATTTGCTAGAATTACTACCTAAATCAGCTATATATATCCAAACTGACCAAGAAAATTCTAAACCAGTTCGTTCATTATTAGATAATTTAATAATTTTACGAATATTACCCTTAGTAGGGTCTTGAGGAAATGTTAATCCATTATTTCCTGAAATCATACCCTTAATGATAAATGGACTATCCGATGGACTTAAGAAATAGCTGAGTAATATAACTCCTAAATTTAATAAAACAAGAAATCCTATGATTACTAATATTATAAAGACAAATTTGGCCACAATCGTATTAGATTGTAGAAATTGTGTAGAAGCACCTACTCCAGCAGTAGCCTGATTAGAAAAATCATTAAATGAATTACTTACAGAGGATTTAGCGTCATTTATAGAGTTCCCGAGACTTTCTGTTGCATTTTGAATAGATTCTGGTAATTGTAAATTTTGTTGAGCAGGAGGCTGAAAATTCATAAATAGTTATATATTATATATATAATAGATTATAACCATTCTTAATTCTAAATTAAAACAATGGTTGGTTATTGACGATAGCAATATTATCTTTCAACACACTGTAATTAACACCATAAGCCCCAAATAAACTAGCGAATTTGCTCTTTCCGTTTCCTTTCATATAATAGTCCCATGCGGTTTGAGGGTCAACTGCAGTTGTCCATCTTGTAAGAATTAAGGCATTAGCACTCCATCCAGAACCTATAGAAACACCAGGAGTTCCCGCAGTAAATGTACCACCGACTGGATTTCCCGAATTTCCTAAATATAATGGCGACGTAGTAGAATCATTGGGTTGCATAGGAGCAATAATAGAACTTGAGCCATCAGAGTTCTGTTTCACGTTCATGACCTGTTGTGACATTACTAATTTACCATCTAAATAGCAATCTAAAAATTGGTTGTCTACACTGATAATTATGTATACCCATTTCTGTAATGGGAAACTAGTCGTTACAACAACGGTTTTAATAGTACTATCTGACAATGTAATATCGCAATATAGGGTAGGGGAATCTTGGGCTAAATAAAGTTTCATATTATTGGGTCTATAAAGAATAGTCTTTTGCGCAAGTGAATCCCAATTCTGTACATAAATCCATACGCCAAATCCATAACTTAAGTTTGTGGCACCAGCTAAGGCCGTACCTGTAACAGCAGGAATAGCTTTGGTTAAATCAGCTGAAGGAGCAATAGTAGTAGAAGTACTTGTTAAATAAACAAATAATAAGTAGATAAAAAAGATGATAAGGATTCCTAAAATTATAACAAGTGAATTCATTCTGTAATCTATATATTTAATACTCACAAAATAATTACAGGGGGGTTTTTATACATTAATAAATTATAAGAAGATGTTATATGAGAAATAGATAAATTATATGGGTAATACCTTACATTACATATCGCTCCATCTAATCCGTTTTCACTACCTACTGTGATATTATCAGTGGCTACTATATGTGGATTATTATTAGTAAACTTGAATGATTTTACTAATTCACCATTGACAAATAGATTTACTTTACTAGAACTATAATTAAAAACAAAATTATTCCATTTTTGTAAAGGTAAAGTTATTTCATGGGCTAATACCGAATAATTTTTATCCGTAAAATAAATTATGTATTTGTTCTTATGTACTTCGTCTTTAATATTATTATAATACGTTATTTTTGGTTTTCCCTCGCCGAAATCAAATATAGTTGTTTCCTGTGAATAACTACTAAAATTACTTGGTTGATTTTTTAAATATATCCACATAGAAAATGAATAATTTTTTTCATACACAATAGGATAGTTATTGTTTTCTAAATTTGGCTCGGGTATCTCTAATATCTTACTTGTTCCTATAATTTGTGGTTTATCTAAGAAAACCCCGTCCTGTAATAAGACTACGCCGTCTTTTTTATCTACATAGTCCACTAATTTCGGTAAGTAATTATATAATAATATCAAAGCGATTTCAATGAAAAACAGAACATAAATTACACGTGACGTCATCCTAAATTCTTTCAAAATGTATTTCGCAAAATCAATTAATAAACATGGAATGTAGAATATAAAATACACAATAAATCCAGGTATTCCGGTAAAAGATTTTAAATAATTTCCTATCATATAAAACAACATAGCTAGTCCAACAATAGTTATCAATAAACCACAAAAAGCTATTAAATATGAAAGTGCACCAAAAGAACTAGAATTCATGTTTATGTAAAAATAAATTACAGAGGAAAATATAAGTAATAGTAGTCCAATTAATCCTAATTTTGCCATTCCACCACCATTATCAGATGCTATTAATGGTGCCGAAAAATAAAAGGCAAATATGGAAGGAATAACTATTAAGAGAACATATGCGTATGTATTTGATGTTAAGGACTTGGGGTCATATGCAGCTGTGTATAATATGGCCATAATTATTCCCACCATCGTAAATAATAACCCATAACTAGGAATTAGTTTACTATCAAAATCATTGAATACGAATTTACTTTCGGGACCGTCGTTGGAAAAATCAAATAAAGGACTAATGCTGCTATAAATAGTTTTAAAGAACCAAATAATGAGTGAAAACAAGATGACAATTATGTAAAAAATCCAAAAAAATGGCTCTAGAAATTTACTAGCCCGTTCCGATAAGTATTTTACAAGAAAATAAAAAATAATAAACGCAATGCATGAAATCAAAACTATTGTTGTGATACCCTCTGGTGTTTCTGTTCGTATTCTTTTCTTTACATCATCAAACATCGCATCGTGTAATTTATAATTCATTATGATAATGATTAAAGCCATCGTAATAGTTTCTATACCTGCACTCACATGTGATAGTTCAATATTGGATTCTCTTGCATAATTTGGTATTATTTCTAATATTGAAGCCATTTTTTATTTATAGTACTATTATATACAAATAAAAATTTCTAAAGGTTTTCTATTGACGTTTTTTTACCGTGACAATCTCTACAGAGCGCGACTAAATTATCAATATGATTACTACCTCCGTATTCTAAACGGACTTTATGGTCTACCTCAAACCATGCAGGTAATTTACATCCACAATCACCGCATTTCCAATCTTGATTAGAAGCCACATATTTTTTTTTAGTTTCACTTACCGAACGCTTAGTAGCTTTTTTACCTGATTGTTGCATTCTATTTTCAGAAACAGTATGATTATTATTAGGCATAGGAATAACAGGATAATTGTAATTATTATTACGTTCACTAAAATCCTGTTTGGATGTGAAATCTAAAATAGGTGAAATCATATCACTGGTATTTTTATCTATAGGTAAATATTTTATATAATCATTTGTTGAGGAGATTACTTGTTGTGCTCTCATAGGATTCTTTTTTATTAGAATATATAACATTAATGCACCGAATGCAACGCCTATCATTTGATAATATTTCTTCCATGATAACATTTTTCTCAGTATTTTTCCATCAGTATAAATATTTGCGATTACTAATCCTGCTATAATAAATATCAATATTTCTACACGCATAATTTTTTATATTTATTTATATTTACACTAGAAATAATGTACATTCAATAATAGTTTTATTTTACTATGAATAAACGTAGATTAAAAACAATAATATCAAAATAAGGGTAGCATGAATATAGTGCTTTCTCATGTTTATTTTTTCAGATAAAACCAATGCCTTGGGTTTATATTCAGCACGATATTTTTCTAAAGACATAGGTAATGACAATTCTATCTTACCTAATATTGTATTAATTTTATTATGAATAAAATGGGTCCATCTAACAAAAGAATCGCGGTTATCTAAATATGGCGAGACTGGATATCTATCTATCATTTTACTAAATTTATCACCAATTTCGGAATTTGGAATAAACAAAGGCATATTTTGAATCAAATCATAGTATTTTCTTTTGGTAATATCATTCGGATACATTGGATAGGATTCGGCAACAGTATGTAGAAAAAACCAATAGTGAGGCCCCCAAATATTCGCATCAAACTGCATTCTAATATATTGAAAATATAATTATATAAAGGTTTGTGAAGATATTATTGTAGTTTAATCCTATTTCATGAATAATTATTGTAATAATTGCGGTAAATCTGGACATTTATATCACCAATGTAAATTACCTATCAGTAGTTTTGGTGTCATTGCATTCCGTATATATGAAAACCAGCTACAATATTTAATGATTCGTCGTAAAGATACTTTAGGCTACATTGATTTTATGCGTGGTAAATATTCGGTTTTTAACAAGGATTATATAATCAATATGTTAAAACAAATGACTGGCGAAGAAAAAGAATTATTGAAATCGGGCGATTTTGATTTATTGTGGAAACGTATATGGGGAAATTTCAATATATCAAATCAATATAGGGCCGAAGAAAATGTTTCTCGGGAAAAATATAATTCGCTTTTTAACGGTATATTATTTAAAAACGATTTTTATAAACTAGAAGATTTAATTGAGGAGAGTAATTATCATGATAACTGGACAGAAGCCGAATGGGGGTTTCCCAAAGGGAGGCGTAACTATCAGGAAAGTGATTATGAATGTGCTTTGCGAGAATTTTCCGAGGAAACCGGTTATAATGCAAAGGTTATTAAGAATATTAAAAACATTTTACCGTTTGAGGAAACTTTTACAGGGTCTAATTATAAATCATATAAGCATAAGTATTATTTGACATTTATGGAAGTTGAGAATACTCTAAAAACAAATAATTTTGAACCAACCGAAGTAAGTAAAATGGAATGGAAATCTTATGATGAATGTATGAAAAGTATACGACATTATAATTTAGAAAAAAAGAGGGTATTGACTAATATTAATGAGACTTTGAAAACATTCCGTCTTTTTTCCTATTAAAATAGAGGGAAACCGCAGGTTAGCCCCTAACCCCCTTTTTTATAGAGAGAAACTATAAGTTAGCCCCCTTCCTTTTTTATAGAGGTAAACTGTAGGTTAGCCCCTTCCTTTTTCTTTGAACAATATTTATAAAAATAATAAAAGTATACTGTTACAAATTCCAGTATAACATACTTCGGTTCTCTTCTCTCAAAAAAATTATACGTGTAAATATATATACTTATAATTATGCCACCGAAAGAAAAGAAAGAACCAAAAAATACAACTAGGAAAAAATTAAAACCTTCTTTGGATGTGCTTGGTCAAATATTTGAATTTAATCCCATACAAGGTATAAGTCCCAACAATAAATTATTAGATGCTCTTTCTCGTAGTAAAGCTGTAGAGGAAGATGTTGTTGTTGGTAAAAAAGGAAAACTAGTATTAAATCGTGATAATATTGAAAAATATATTCTAGATGTTTTATCTCAAGCCGGTTGTGATAAAAACTATCAGTATACTCCTGACCAACAAGATAGGTTTGATGAGCTATCAAAACTACCTGCATCAACTAATAAAGCTGATAAAAATAGTCTTAAGAAAGAATTAGCCACCATTATAGATGTTCCATTATCAGCTCTAGAAAATACCAAAAAATTTGGACTACCTACACAGCCCGATTTTGTAAAAGTCATTCTTTGTTTAGAAAAACATAAGGATAATGATAGAA